AAGAAGCCATTCAAGCCGGAGTGAATGAGGCACTGAAAGAGCTGGCGGAATACTCACCGGAGGCCGTCACGAATCAATACGTTGCCGCGCACAACGCCGAGCCGCAGGAAGTCGAAACCGAGGACGACGATGAACCCACTGAATGAGCCAAGCTTTAGCCAGCCTTTTCCGCGACATCTCGCGACAATGGGAGCCGCCGCCAAAGTGGACCGTTTCACAGTGGGCTGATGCCAAGCGCGTCCTGTCGAGTGAAGCCAGCGCCGAGCCTGGAAAATGGAAGACCAGCCGCTCAGAATTTCAGCGCGGCATCATGGACGCGCTGTCAGATCCATTGATCGAGAAAGTCGTGTGCATGAAATCGAGTCAGATCGGCTGGACGGAGATCCTCAACAACACAATCGGCTATTACATCGACTACGACCCGTGTCCGATGCTGATGCTCCAGCCCACGGAAGACATGGCGGAGGCGTGGAGCGAGGACCGTTTCACGCCGATGGTTCGCGATACGCCAGCCATCGCTGCGAAGATTCAGAGCAAAGTCAGATCCACAAAGTCAAAGAAGCTGCACAAGATGTTTCGGGGCGGACACCTCGCCATTGTCGGCGTCAACGCTCCATCCAAGCTTGCGAGCCGTCCAATTCGAGTCGTGCTCGCTGACGAGGTGGACCGCTACCCGGCAAGCTCAGGCAAAGAGGGCGACCCGCTGCTACTCGCCGAACGTCGAACGGAGACGTTTTGGAATCGCAAGATTCTTCTCGGCGGAACTCCAGTCTGGAAAGGACAAAGCCGCACCGAGCAGGAATTTGAGCTGTCTGACCAGCGTTTTTTCTACATTCCATGCCCGCACTGCAAGACGCCTCATACACTGCAATGGTCAAACGTGCGATGGGGGCCGGATTCGCCGGCGAAAAACGACCCGAAAAAAGCGCTTTGGATTTGCCCGCACTGTGACGGCTATTACACCGACGCGCAAAAAAACGCCGCCGTTCGTCGAGGTCATTGGAAAGCGCACGCGCCATTCAGCGGCACTGCCGGGTTTCACATCTGGGCTGGCTATTCTCCATGGCGACCAATTTCTGACCGGGTAAAGGCATTCCTGGAAGCCAAGAAAGACCCCGAGCAGATGAAGGTCTTTGTGAACACCATTCTCGGCGAAACCTGGGACGGTGGCGGCGAGGATGTGACTGTCGATGAACTCATGAACCGCCCTCGCTTCGATCAGGAATCGCATGACGTGCCACGTCAGGGGCTGATCCTGACCGCTGGCGTTGACGTGCAGCCGGATCGTTTGGAAGTTGAGGTTGTAGCCTGGGGAGCTGGTGAACAAAGTTGGAGCATCGACTATCACATTATTTACGGCGACCCGGATACACCGGAAGAACAAGCGGGCTCACCGTGGGCAGAGCTGACGCCATACCTTCGCAAGCGCTGGCGTCATGAACTCGGCACTGAGATCACAATCACGAGAACCTGCATTGACTCAGGCGGTCATAATACCCAGGCCGTCTATGGTTACGCCAAGCGCCACAAATTCTCTGGCGTGTTCGCCATCAAGGGGCGCGGAGGTGCTGGCCTGCCAGTCATTGGAGCACCCAACCGCCGCCGCTCCGGCAAGGTGAAGCGTCCCGTTGACGTGTTCATCGTCGGTGTTGATAACGCAAAGATGACGCTTCGAAACCGGCTTAAACTCGATTCTCCAGGTGCTGGCTATTGTCATTTCCCGGCAAGCCGCGAAGCCGAATGGTTCAGGCAGCTCGTGGCTGAAAAACTGATGACGCGATACGTCAAAGGCTTCGCGGTTCGCGAGTGGCAAAAGGCCAACGGAGTCAGAAACGAGGCGCTCGACTGCCGCGTCTATGCGTTCGCCGCGCTCGTGATGCAGCCGCCTCAATTCGAAAAGCTGGCTCTGAAACTGAAACGGGAATCCCAGACCATGAAAACAGGAAAAGACACCTCGCCATCACCGCAATCTCAGCCGGAGCAAAAGCCGCAAGCTGAAGAGGCTCAACCAGCCGCACAAGACCGAGTGCTGCCGTCGCCTGATACTCGCCCAAAGAAGGCAAAACCGCCGCGCTCTCGCGGCTCATTCATTAACCGATGGCGCAACTAACCGCAGGAGAAACGCTCACAGTTACGCAAGACATCGCTGGAGCGGTGTCTGTCGAGCTGCGTGTCGGGGGCGCGAAAGTCACGTCTCACGATATGACGGCCCAGGGTTCAACCTGGAGTGTCAATGTGGACACCTCCGCATGGCCTGCCGGGAATTACGCACTGCAAATCTGGGCGACCTACGCCGATGAGACAACTCGCATTGTTGGTAATGACCGCCTAGCGCTGGCTGCCGCTCTTTTTCTCGGTGATCCGCGCTCGCAGGCTCGAATTGCATTTGACAATATCAAGCTGATGCTGGCCGGGCAGGCAAAAGAAGGCGTTCGCCGCTACCGCATCAACAACCGCGAGCTTGAGCGCTACTCAGTGGCTGAATTGCTCCAGCTAAAATCTCATTTCGCCGCTGAAGTGCTGCGCGAAGAACGTCGGGCGCGTGGCAATGCAGCGCTCGGCCCGAAAATCCTCGCACACTTCTAAAAATGGGCTTCCTATCTTCAATTTTTGGCTCTCGAAGCGTTGAGAAAACGCCGTCAAAGCCAGTTCCTCAGCGCAACCCCGGCAAGATGCTGCGAATGATCAACGCGGCGAACACTGGCAGGCTTGAGGCCTCGTGGGCAGTCACTCCAGTCACTGTTGACGCCATGATTTATCAGCACTGGAACACGCTCGTTGCGCGCTCCAGAGAGCAGGCCGAAAACAACGATCACGCGACGAAGTTTCTCAGCCTCTGCGAGATCAATGTTGTCGGCCCGTCTGGCTTTACATGCAAATCACAGATCAAAGATCCGTCCGGCAAGCCTGACCTTGTGGCGCAAGCTGCTGTTGAGTCTGCATGGTCTGATTTCGGAGAAGCTGGCAATTTTGACGTGACAGGCACACTCAGCCGCGCTGATGTCGAGAAGATGGCAATCAAAGCCGTCGCGACTGACGGCGAGTTCATCGCAGTGCATCGCTACGGGCCAGAATTTCCGCACGGCTACGCGCTCCAGATCCTCGACCCCGTCACTCTCGATCCATGTCATTTCGAGAAGCTGCGGAACGGAAATGTCATCCGTCACGGCATCGAATACAACGGCAACGGGAAGCCTATCGCCTATCACTTTAAAGAGGTGGATGAGCGTCAAATCGGATACATGCAGGCGCTGAAAGCCACTCAGCGCATCGACGCCGAGAATGTTATTCACATTTTCCTGCCAGAGCGAGTTGGGCAGAAGCGCGGCCTCCCATGGATGCGCACGGCGCTTTGGCGGATGAAGATGCTGAATGGATTCGAGGACGCAGCAATCACAAAGGCTCGTCTCGGTGCAAGCGCTGCCGGATTCTTCAAAAACCCCGAGGCAGACCCTGACGACACTGACGACCTGCCGATTGAAGCCGGAGAGCCTGGGCAGTTTTACGACATCGGCAACCGTGAGTTTGTCGCCTGGGACCCGCAATTCCCAAGCAACGAATTCGACCCGTTCGTGAAGGCTATGCTTCGCAGTATTTCGAGCGGCTTGAAGGTGTCATACAACAACCTCGCCAGCGACCTCACAAGCGTGAATTTTTCGAGCATCCGACAGGGCGCTTTGGATGAGCGCGAAGTGTGGAAAAGTCTTCAGGAGTGGTTCATCGGGCAGTGGTCGAAAAAGGTGTTTTCCAGGTGGCTTGCTGTCGCGCTGCTGAATCAAAAAATCACAGTTCCGAATAAGGGTGGAGCCATGCGCCCGCTGCCATTCGAGAAGCTGGAGAAATATCGCCCTGTTGCATTCCGTGGCCGTCGCTGGGCTTGGATTGATCCGAATGCCGAAATGAAAGCCACTGAGCTGGCAATCAGCATGAAGCTGATGTCACGCACACAGGCGATTGAAGACCTTGGCCGAGATCCTGAAGACGTGTGGAGCGAAATCGAGCGTGAAACCGTCATGCTCGAAGACAAAGGCATTGATTCAACGATGCCGAGCGACATGAGAAACCCTCAACCAGCCGCACAAGACGCAGGTGACGCGAGTGCATAATTTCCAACTATGCTAAAAGGCGAAAATCACAGCGAAAGCCATCCTCAGGGATTCAATCCCGGCGAGGTAGGTCATCGCGTAATGTCGGTTGAAAAAATCGACAAAGAAAGCCGCACGATTGAGCTTTCTTTTTCCTCAGAGGCTGAAGTGAAGCGCTGGGGTGCTGTTGAAATTCTCGATCACTCAGCAGGCGCGTGTGATCTTTCCCGCCTCAACAACGGCGGGCCATTACTATTCAATCACGAGCTCGACGATGTGCTCGGTGTCATCGAAAAAGCATGGATTGACAAATCAGCAGGCAAAGGGAGGGCGTTGGTTCGCTTTTCCAAGCGTGATGATGCCGAAACATGCTGGCAAGACGTGCAAGACGGAATCTTGCGCAACGTGTCCGTCGGCTACCGAATCAACGACGTTGTTCTCAAAGAGCGAAGCGAAGACGGCCCTGATAAGTATCTAGTTACCGCTTGGGAGCCTTACGAAATCAGCATCGTCACAGCACCCGCTGACACCACTGTTGGCGTTGGTCGAACAATCAAACTCAAAACAAATTCCGAAAAGAAATCTCCTATGAAAGACAAATTGATCGCGGCCTGTGCCGCCCGTGGCATCGCTCTTAATGGCGATGAAAACGAAGACGCTCTTCTCGCTCTGCTTGGCTCCAAGCCAGATCCGACGCCAGCACAACGCACTGATCCTGCCGAAATTGCCGCTCGCGCACAGCGTAGCATTCAAGTCGGCGAAGATCACAGCCGTGGTGCCACTGACGAACGGAACCGCGTTAAGGCCATCATGTCCGCTGGCGAACAGTATGGACAGCGCGACCTTGCACAGAAAGCCGTGGAATCCGGCAAATCTCTCGACGCCTTCCGCGCCGAGCTGCTTGATGCCGTCGGCAAACGTAACCAGCAGGTGCGTGAATCCAACGGGCCAGTCGGCCTGAATGAGCAAGAGGCTCGCGGCTTCAGTTTCTTGAAGCTCTTCCGCGCTCTGACTGCTCCAGCCGGAGAAGCCAAACGCTACTCCGAAGAAGCCAAGTTTGAGTTGGAAGCCTGCGCGGCTGCCGCTGACAAGATGACGCATCGCTCCGTTAAGGGCGTGCTCATTCCCGTGGACGTGATGACTGCCGCTCTTCCTGGCCTCGGCCAGCGTGGAACCGACATCGTGTCTATCAAGACTGGCTCTGGCTATTCCGGCACCGGCGGCAACACCGTGCAGACTCAGCTCCTCACGTCCAGCTTCATCGACATCCTGCGCAATCGCACGACAATCATGTCTCTAGGCACTGAGTTGGGCGGCCTCGTTGGCAACGTGGATATTCCACGCCAAACAACTGGAGCATCCGCGAGCTGGATCGCTGAAGACGTTGATTCCACGCAGGAAGACGTTGATTTCGACCTTGTGTCTCTGCGTCCTAAAACCGTGACCAACTTCATGGAAGTCACGCGCAAGATGCTGATGCAGTCCAGCCTTGGAATGGAGGCACTGCTTCGTCGTCAGATGGCCGACGGCATCGCTCAG